GACCCCAAGATTCGTAATGCTTATTGGAAACCACGAGCATCGTATAGACAGGGCTATAGAGCTTGACAGGAAACTAGACGGACTAATCTCTATAGAAGACTTGCAGTATAAAGAATTTGGTTGGGAGGTGGTTCCTTTCTTGACACCACTTAACATTGACGGTATACTATACTCTCATTACTTCACATCAGGAGTTATGGGACGTCCTTGTGGGACAGCTAGAGCACAGCTTACTAAAGGTCATATGTCTTGTGTAGCAGGACACCAGCAAGGGCGTGATGTATCATACGCTAAGAGAGGTGATGGTAAGTTAATGACTTCTATTATAGCAGGTAGTTTTTACCAGCATGAGGAAGGGTATTTGAACACCCAGACAAATGCCCATTGGCATGGTGTGTTGATGCTTAACGAGGTAGATGACGGGCAATTCGATGAGATGTTTATTTCTTTAGAGTTTTTACGGAAACGATATGGCAGTTAAATCACATATAAAAATAGATGATTTGTTAACTGTTGAGAGCCTAACGCCACAACAGTATGTGTTCTTAGAATCCTATCATGACTTTGAGCTACACCTTCTACATGGTATAGCAGGTACAGGTAAAACCTTCCTAGCTCTCTACCGAGCATTAGAGGATGTTCTAGACAGTGGTACACTGTATGATAGAGTTATAATTATACGTAGTGCTGTCTCAGCAAGAGACATTGGTCACCTACCAGGAGACAAGGAAGAGAAGAGTTTAGTTTACCAGCTACCTTACATGTCAATGTGTAAGGATTTATTTCAGAGGGTAGACTCTTACGACAGGTTAAAGGAGCAGCGTAAAATTGAATTTGCACTGTCCTCTTTTATTAGAGGACTCACATTCGATAGAGCAGTTATAGTGGTGGATGAGATACAGAACCTAACCTACCAGGAACTATACACAATTATCACTAGGATAGGTATTGACAGCAAGATGTTATTCTGTGGAGATACCAGACAAAATGACTTAAATGGTAAATCAGGGCTTGACAAATTCATGAAAGTGTTAGATAATATGCCCTCTTGTCACAGAGTTGAGTTTGGTATTGATGACATTGTACGCAGTGACATTGTAAAAGAATTTATTATAGCAGAGAGTAGACTTTATGAATGAGAAAAGAGCTAAGTGGTTAAGGAAGTGGAGTAAAGATCACGTAAACTTTCACCAGAAACCTTGGAAAGTTATGTATAAATTGCTAAAGAAGCGGGAGAGGTACAATGTTAGAATGGCCGGATTTCATGGAGGTTTATCATGAAAGATGCCATTGAATATGAAAGACTACTTCCTATTGGAATAACAATGGAAGTTCTTACTGCCATTAAGTTGGGTAGACCCATCTCCCCTAAAATACAAGAATATTTTAAGGAGATTGCATATGAAGATAGAATGGTCAGATTTAACCCTACCCCCGATTAATTTATGGAATGCACCAAAACAATTTTGGATTGATAACATGAGTTTAACATTAGAAGATGTAAAAGAGAAATTAAAAACAATGCCTGAAATAGACTTAATGGAAGTGTTAGAGCTTACTTCTGAAGACATTGTTAACAGGTTCCCAGACATCATTGAGGAACGTTTAGATTATTTCATAGGTGATTTAGAAGATGAGTAAGATTATCTCAATAGACGATATAAATAAGATGAGAGAAAAGCTTAGCAATGCTAAAGTACCTCAAAATGATAGAGTATTATTTGATGGAATTGAATATAAATATACTCAAAGTAATATAGATAAGATTATGTCTGAATCTAGAGAGTTTGTTGATTCGTTATATTTGGAGGACTAATGTTTAAAAGTGAAACAAGTACAGATAACTGGGATCTTGGTATTACTAGCGATACAGTTACTATTGACAGAAAAATATTAGAAGCAATGCGGGAAGATTGTAATATACTCTATGCTCTTCGTAAGATGGGATTTGTCACAGCAGGACAAGAAGCAGCAGCAGTAGAGTTTTTAGCTGAGGAGGGTGTTGATGTCTAATTTACCTAGTGTATATCAAAACATAATAGCTAAAAGCCGTTATGCTAGGTATCTAGATGATAAACAAAGACGTGGAAGTTGGAAAGAGACTGTAATTAGGTTATGTACATACCTGAATGAAAAGGTTAGTAATTATCCTAGTATAGATCAAGATAGTATAAATTCAATGGATGATATTTTCTATGCCGTACTAAATCTAGAAATCATGCCATCCATGCGTTTAATGATGAGTGCAGGAGAGGCGTGTGACAGGGATAATGTAGCTGCTTATAACTGTTCTTATTCAGAGATGAATGGTAGTGGTGAGGTACTTAAGGTACTTACTGATGAGATGATAGAAGCGGGTATAGAAGATGCTGTTTCAATTAACATATCTAAACCAATCTGCTTCGATGAGATTATGTATATCTTGTTGTGTGGTACTGGAGTTGGATTCTCATGTGAGAGACAAGTGGTAGCTTCTTTACCAGTGGTCGGTCACAAGTTAGGGCGTAACATTTACCAGCGTAACAACAAGAACTTCCCTGGAGTACCTAAAGATGAATTGTCTACCTACAACAGACGACAAAATAAAATATATGTTGCAGATTCAAAATATGGATGGGCATCTGCTTTACGAATACTTATCACGGAATTGTATAATGGTAATTTCAAAGTCACATGGGATCTGTCTGAGATTCGGCCAGCAGGAGCCCCACTTAAGACATTTGGAGGTAGAGCATCTGGACCAGGACCATTAAATGAGCTATTTACATATTGCATTAATCTGTTTTCTAACTGTAATAATAGAAAACTATCTTCTATTGAAGTACATGGACTGGTTTGTAAAATTGCAGAAGTTGTAGTTGTAGGTGGTGTTCGCAGGTCTGCTCTTATTAGTCTTAGTAATCTCTCTGATGATAGGATGAGACATGCTAAGTCTGGTCAGTGGTGGGAGTCCAATCCAGAATATGCTTTAGCTAATAACTCTATAGCTTATACAGAGAAGCCTGACATAGATACTTTTATGCGTGAGATGACTGCTCTAATAGAGAGTAAGAGTGGTGAAAGGGGTATCTATAACAAAGTTGCTGCTAGTAAGCAGGCTTCCAGGTGGGGTAGACGTGATGCTAATAGAAATTATGGTACTAACCCATGTAGCGAGATTATCTTAAGAGATAAACAGTTTTGTAATTTATCTGAGGTGGTAGTTAGGGCTGGTGACGAGTATCATGATCTAGCACGTAAAGTTAAACTTGCCACTATATTAGGTACTATACAAGCTACACTAACAGATTTTAAATACCTATCTTCTGAATGGAAAGAGAATACAGAAGAGGAAAGATTGTTAGGTGTTAGTTTAACTGGTATTATGGATAACAAGTTTACAAATGGTAGTAAAGGTGCTATGATGGAACTTCTCTGTACTTTAAGGGAGGTGGCTAGAGATACCAATGCAGAGTGGTCAAATATCTTAGGTATCCCTGAGAGTGCTGCCATAACTTGTGTTAAGCCTAGTGGTACAGTGTCACAGCTAGTGGACAGTGCAAGTGGTATACATGCTAGACATGCCCCTTATTATGTTAGACGTATACGTATGGATAAGAAAGATCCTATGTACACCTTCCTAAAGGATAAAGGTTTGCAGGTAGAAGATGATGTAAGAGTACCAGATACTACAGCAGTGTTTAGTTTCCCTATGAAAGCACCTGATGGTGCTATATGCCGCAATGATAGAGGGGCTATTGAACAGTTAGAGTTATGGCTTCTATATCAGAGATACTGGTGTGAGCATAAACCATCAATTACTATTTCAGTTAAAGATGAAGAGTGGCCTGACGTTATAGCATGGGTATGGAAATACTTTGACGAATTATCTGGTGTAAGTTTCTTACCTTATGATGGAGGTAGTTATCAACAAGCACCATATGAGGATTTAACTGAAGAGGAATATAACGTGCTACAATCTAAGATGCCTACGAACATTGACTTAGATAGTATGATTGAAATTAGAGATAACACAGAGGGCACACAAACATTAGCTTGTGTTGCAGGTAGCTGTGAAATCTAGTCCATGCCAATCTAATTGTTTCTATGACAAGAGGCTGCAGCGATGTGGCACTTGTCATAGGACATTGGAGGATATAAAGAATGAATACATCAAGCTTAAAAAATTGGAAAGTGGAGAGGGTAGAGCGCAGCGAAATTAGATGTTTCATTGAAAAGTGGCACTATTCAAAAAGTATCAATGGATGCATTTCGGATTATTGTTATTCACTTAAGGACGGTGATGTTTTGAAGGGGGCTATGTTCTATGGGCGCATGGCAATGCATAACCAATGGAAGCGTTTCAGTGATTCCGCGTCAAACGTTATAGAGTTGCGAAGGTTGTGCTGTATAGATGATACCCCAAAAAACACAGAGAGTTATTTCATAGGCAGATCACTTCGTCTATTGAAGCATGACTGGGGTAAGGGAATTGTTGTTTCGTATGCA